AGAAGTTCCAGTTTCCCGGCGATAGTGAATCACGCCGAGCTGCCGCTAAGGAGAAATTCTTAGAAGTAGAGTTAGCTTGCGCAACTTTTAACCGTGAAGGTTCAAAGACGCTAGCCTACTTAACCGCGGAACCGGAATTACTTGCGTATACCTATGCTCGTAATTTCCTTCATGAGCTCTTAGGGCAAATTCTGCCCGAAAGAGACAAACTGACGTTTTGGTCACGTCACGGCCCGGGCGCAAACCTGGACACTAAGTTAAGGGCAGTATCTTCATACGATAAGTATGGGAACTGGCCTTACTCGTGTACTAAGGGTGCGCTCAAGCTAGCTCGGTTGTCGATCCAGGATGACGAACGTTGGCTAGGTGCGTTGGAAGATGATTACAGGAACAAATTTCAAGTTCCTAAACATGTAATCCTCAACCAGCAGCACTTTTGGTCAACAGTTTTAACCGTCGTCCCTGGCAACCGAATCACTTTCGTGCCTAAGAACAGTCGAACTGACCGTTCTATCGCGATTGAACCGAGTATGAACCTGTATCTTCAACTGGGAGTCGATGGCTTCATCCGTCGCCGTTTAAAGCGGTGGGGTGTAGACTTAGACAACCAGGAGAAAAATCAGGAGCTCGCTCGTGTTGGCTCCCGTGATTGGGAGGACCCAGATTCATTCGTGACTCTGGATCTAGCAGCTGCTTCAGACTCGATTTCACTTGAGACCTGTCGCTTACTGCTACCCGTTCAGTGGTATAACTACCTCATAGCCCTTCGCTCCCCGGTCGGGGAGATCGACGGTGAAATCATTTCTTATGAAAAGATTTCTTCTATGGGTAACGGTTATACCTTCGCCCTTGAGTCGGCAATTTTCGCTTCCATAGTATATGGAGTGATGAAAGCTGAGCAAGGACGCTTTGACAGGAACCAATGTGCTATCTACGGTGACGATTTAGTCGTCCGTAAGAGCATAGCGGAACCTGTTGTAGCGATGCTTAGCCGGTGCGGCTTTACCATTAACTCTGAAAAGTCCTTCTTCGAAGGGCCTTTTCGTGAGTCATGTGGTGCCGATTGGTT